CATAAATGCATCTCTAATGTTTCCTCCAGGTGCATCTACATCTCTAAACTCTCCAGGTTGTATTGATTGCGCTTCATCTCTGACACGAATACCTCTTTGTTTAAATCCAGCTGGCATATTTGAAAATGTACCAGCATCTAACAATTGTCTTAGTGCATTCGTCGCGGTTCTTGATAATCCACCAATCATGTGGATTAAGCCAAATCCATAAAAACCTAGTCCCGGTAAAAATTTAAAATGAGTAAAATATTCAATTTTATTTTTTAATGGGTCTTCAGCTTTATAGTTTCTTCTAACAGATAAAACTTCTCTTGATGATGTATCGATTGTGACAATGTAAGGAAGTTTTATACCTGTTGGATTTTGTTCCATATCTTTATCTTCAAAACCTTCTAAATCAAGGTTTGTATGAAATTCTAGAATTGTAAACATTTGTTCATCTCTAGTTTTTCTAACACCCTCTAATTCTCTTTCTTTTTTCTCTACTTCTGTTTCTTGTGAGTAACCTGGCGTAATTTCTACATCTCTATAAAAACCAGACACTTGTTTTTTTCTTAAATCATTTTCTGATATTTTTAAAACGTGAACTACTGCTTCTGCATCTTCCAAAGATGTTGCAGTGTATGGAACTATTAGATCATCCGCTGGAACAAATTTAGACACGGCTCTGTCTAAAAGTTCATCGTAATAAACTTTTTTAAAGGCAGAGCCGCTAAGAGGGAGATAAAAAAGTAACTGGTCGAACTCGGGTTCATACTCTTTCATCTTATTCATGAGTTGATAGTTCATGAA